GCCATTACCCATCCTGAGAAGAAAACCATGATCTGCAGACCCGCCATTAGCAATGCTAGTTCCTGTCGCATAATTAAGGAAAGCCTTAAAATAATCTGTAACATCTAATTTAAGATTCTCTTCGCCATTTGGAAAATTCATCGAAGCCGAATTAGAATCATAAACAGCAGTAGCATATCCCAAATAATTATTAGCACCAGTTTGCCCGGCATTACTACCTGTATTCCATGCTAACGCATTTGTAGCCGACAACGTATTACAGAAACCAGTATTACTAAAGTTATCATTATCTAATCCACGGCCTTCTTGCCAATGCGATGTAAGAGGAAATCCCCATATATCAAAATTTTCAGGAATAGTATCTGTAGATGGTGTATTAAACATATAAAGATAAGCTGAAACAGTAGTATCGGTTCTAGGGTCCGGATACTTTCCAGTACTAACAATACCTGCGCTTAAAGAAGTAAGACTAAACTTTACCAGCATTCTGGCCCATTCTTTTCTATCGTCACGCCTATCGTTAATTTTATTCCAAACCTCTAACACTGGCGACAAACCAAAATTAGCAGTCGTAGAATATTCTGTAATCCAATTATCTTTTTGTGAAAATGCTCGTGCGTAGCTCATTTTATTCTCTCATTAATATCCGGCACCGCCACCACCGCCGGCACCGCCACCACGGTTTTCAGACGTTCGGCCAATAATATCAAAATTAGGATACTTTAATTCCCACACTGTATCTTCTGGAAATTTTAATATGCCAGCCGATGAATTAGCTTCGATATTAAATTGAGTACCAGAATAATCTCTTCCACTTATAGTGCCATACTTATTGTTAATTTTAAGTAAAGGAACTGATCTAATTTTTGCCAAAGACTGAATCCTAGCTTGCATTTCTGATATCACAATACTATCATTAAAATTAGTCCGCGCTGTGTCCAACATTCTTTGAATAAGTAAGATAACTTCCATCATCGCTTCAGAAGCATTTACGCCTTCAGCCGGAGCAATAGTGAAATCTACACCTATATTAATTATTCTTCCATTTGTTATTTTTATATTATCTGAAAATGATTTAAATTTCTTCAAATATACTTCAATATTATTTTTTATAACGGTAGCTGGCAATGTTAGTTTCAAATTAGAATTTCTTGTTATTACAAAAAGCTCTACACCTAAATTATTTGTAGGGTTTTTTCTCACAAAACTTCTGAATACTGTACCAAATTGAGCAGGCATCGCCATTAATCTAGTTTGATAATCCTGTAAAGTAACACAACGCATCTGAGAAGCCATATTATTAACCGCATTAGTTCTAATAGACTCAATGGTTTCAGCCTGTTCTCCACCGCTAGCTTGTTCAATATTATTACAAATTACACTATCAAATATATTTCTCACTGTATTTGCAGATAGAGATTCAATATTTGGTTGGCTAAATTGTAACTCTTTATTAACAAACCTCTTTAAAGTATTAGGTCCGGCATTAGTAGTTACGCCGCCGCCAGCCCGATAATTAATAGTAATATTTGTGTTTTGAGGAGCTACTCCCAAAGATTTCGTTTTTAAAAAATTAGTAGAATCAATAGCACCTGGAGCAAAACCAGAAGGTGAGCCACGTAATGTCGGTGGTAAAACAAAATCATTAGGATTAGGGATTATTTCACTATCCGATTCTGTTAAAACGCCAGATCCAAACCGTATAGAAGTAAGACCTGTGGGTTCTCTTTCTACCACGTACCTTTTAGGTACTCTTTTTAATTTCATTACATAACCAGCATCGCCCGAAGTGTCACTAGTATTAACTTCACCTATAAAAATAGTATCTCTAGCTAAATTATCCACACCATAATATTCTGATCCATCTGAAGCTGAGACAGAGATGACTTCATTAATATCTGATTCGGGTAAAGTCACTTTAAGAAATTTAATAGGAGCACCCACCTTATATTTAAAAAGTTTAGTTACGCCAGCTACAGCCGATACGCCGCTGATTGCAACTGTCGTAACTCCGCCATCATCTTCATTAACAATTCTATTACTTGCACTTGAAAAATCAACATCTGCTAAAGTCTCAAATGAAACTACGGGTTCATAATTAGTAAAAACAGTAGCGCCCTTTTTAAGAGTAAATAAAGTTTCTCCTGAAGTACTAGTAGTTAAGTTAGCACTTACTGATAAATTAACTATGGCAGGAACTTGATTTTTAGGAATATATCCTAAATTTTGTGCCAAAGAGACAATATTTTTTGTTTCAATCGCTCTACTGAGATAAGATTCATTAACTTGACGATCTATATTAAAAGCTAAAATATCTCCAACATAGGCCATCAACTCTAATAAAGCCATGCCTCCCGAAGCATCATTAAAATCACGCCAATCATTAGGGAAATGTCTTTTGACATAATCTATAAGATCAGATTTAATAGAATCAAAATCTTTGGATAAATAATTAATATCTCTATTTGGGCTACGCGCAGGCATATTATCTCTCAGTATTATTTATAGTAATGTTAACAGTATCACTTAACGCTATTTGATCTACAATTGTATATTGCATTTGTATTCTAATTTTATTATTTCCTAAGGCTGGCTCATCATCTTGAGTTACCATTCTTAATGATGTTACCTTTATAAAAGGTAAATAAGTAGATACAGCGCCTTCTATTTCTAATCTTATCTTCTCAAAAGTTTCATTCTGACTCACTGGCTCAAATAGCTGGCCCTGCAGTACAGGAATATTAGTTCCTAAATCTCCATGCATTACTCTTTCGCCTCTTGTTGTTAACAAAAGGGTTTTAATATCTTCTCTAATAGAAGAGATCGTATCTTGATTGCCTTGAAAAAATCCTCGTTTATAAGATTTTAAAGGAAATTTTAAATTTATAGAATTAACACTTGCCGCATATTTTTCTTTCTGAGCAATAATTTGCCTTCGGTCTTGATCAGAAGAAACGTATCCATCTGGATAAAATGGATCTATGGTGGTTTCACCACCCCCTTGACTGAAATTTTCTCTTGGCATTATTAACTCTCAATTAACAAATTGGTTTTTACTTAAAAAATCTGTTGCTCTAATAAATAGCTTATTTAAATCTTCTTTTTGTTCAGAAAACAATTCTATCAAATTATCATTGTTTTTACCAATGGTTTGCGTCTTAAGCCCCATAGGTGAAGGCTTCTCTACATCGCCGCTGTTAGTTTCTACAGGCGCTGTAAATCGTGGATCTTCTGACCCACCAATAATAGCTTCAAAATTAATTTGCTGACTTACGTTACGCGATCTTGTTCTAGCTGGTTGTGTTAATTTAGGAGGTCTAGGCATCGTCTTTGTGAAACCAGGTACTGTTGTATAGCCATATATAGGTTGGCCACCGGGCGCCCGGCCTGTTCTAACTCTTATTCTTCGAGCAGGTATCTTAATAATCTCTGGTTCTTGTGCCATCTATTTAGCCGGTTAAACATATTTATCATTATGTTTAATAGTTTTTGCTAAATTTAATTCTATCTTCGGCAATGCATGTTCATGTTCTACAAAAGCTCCTAAGAAAATTTGCATCGTATTTGCCATGCCTGATAAACTATCCAACATAGATTTCATCAATTCATTTGTGTGTTGCTGATGTTTTATTAATTTTTCCCCTAACACTTGTCGATAAAGTCCACCTGCTTCCTCGCGAGATGATATATTATAAATTTCATCAGCAATATTAACAATCATTGCTTTGTCGTCACTATCTAAACTGTCAGGTTGATCTTGATGCGGATCACTTTGAATATTATAGTCGCCAAGCTTTTTAATAGAAGTATCCACAAAATGTATAGTTTTAGTGCGGGTTATACCTATAGATGGATCATAATTTTGTATAGGAATCCCATTCTGACTTTGAAGCATATTGGTAATACCACCAGTTGCACCACTATTATATTGTTGTTGAAGAGTATTAGGAGATATTGATAGACCCTTTTCCATTAGTTGTACGTTGCGACCCCTACCAATAGAAGTGTAATTATTTTGTATGCGTCTGTTTGATAATTGGCCTTCTTCTAATATTCCTTGCTCCAAAACTCCATCTTTATTATTTCTATTAAAAGAATGCCTCACATAAGTTTTACTTCTGCCTTGTTGCACCACATCACCATAAGTAACAGGAATCGAAATATTTTTAAATTTACTTGACGGCGAATGTGCTTCATATTTTTCTCTTAATTTTTTTACATCAAAAGAAAACCCATATTTATAAACATTAGCAGTATTACGTTGATCTCCCACATAACTTCGCGCATAACTTATGTTAAGGGCCGTACTATCATTAACTCTACCCACATAATATCCAGCTGCAGATATTTCTGGTGTTTCTTTTAATATTAATACTTCTTCTCCTATTTCAGGAATACACAAATTATGCATTGGTAACAATGGAGGATAGTAAATTTTTTCTATTTGATACTCAGGCACATCAGTATCATCATCATACCCTATTAGTTTAGCATATACACTAAATGGCGGATTCAAAGCTGCTTGTAAATAATCAGAAGTGGTTTTAAAATTAATATCTATCACTACACCTTTAAAAATAAGCGTAGGTACTTTACTTTCTACAATTCCTTGTGAAGATTGAAAAGCACTTTGAATAAAATCAGTACCCCTATCTAACTGTCTTACTAAGTCGGTGCCACCTATATTCATTCTGGTTTCTCTTCTTTTATTTCCACATCTTTAATTTTTACACCATTTTCTTGCAACAATTCTTCTAAAAAAAGTATCTCTTTTCGCGTTTGAGTTATTTTTTTAGTAATTGCGTCCAGTGCTTCTAACATACCATCATATACTACTAATAATTCACAATATCTCTCTGCATTAGCTTGTAACTCTTTCTCATCCATACTAACCTATAAAACTATCTCTTACATCACCATAAGTAATTTTTATCTTCTTTAAAGACTTCGTTATTTTTCTGCTTGGTAAATCCGTAGCTTCTCTAATATACACATAAAGTTGCTTCTTATTATAAATATTGAATCTCTCATAGTTTTTGAGTATATCGTTCACTATTTCTAAAACTGCGTAATCATCCTTGGTATAATTATCTTTAGCATCCCAATCGTCAAAATCTTTTATGATTTCATTTATAAAATCTTCATTATG